TCATGGTAGTTTAGAAATTTTACTGTTTGCTGTTGACTGATTTAATATCTTAGCTACATCAAGTATATCGCTTTCGTCAAGATTTGTATAAATGTTGGCTGTAAGCGATATATCCGAATGTCCCATGAGTTTTTGAGCCATTCGGATATCTATTCCCTTTCTTGCTAGGTTAGTACAATAACTATGACGCAAGCAATAAGGAACTAAATCAGGAGCGACTGGATAAGGTGGTATCAGTTGATTTCGATACATCTTGCAATCCATTGCGATGTTCAGCTGCCTCTTAAATGATTCCCAAACACGATTGCGATTTGAATATTTTATAGCAGAACCAGAACTATAACAAGCAATGTATTCGAATGGTGGCGTGACTTTTATTAATTCGTATAGATCACTCGGCAAAGGAACAACCCTATCAGCATTAACTGTTTTAGTACCACGAATATGTAATAGTGGAATACCGTCTTTAAGCATGATGTCCATGCCTTTGCACTCGGCAGCCTCCGACGGACGGCATCCACAATCGAGCATCAAAAGGTATAGATAATAGCGTCTATCAGTTTTAGCAACTGCTCTGATATATCTTTCTTCAAGCTCAGTGATTGCCCTACGATGTGTTTTAGTTCCCTGTGGTTTCACAATGTACTTTGCTGGATTATCAACTATCAAATGGTTTTCTACAGCTTTTGAAAATATAAAGTTCAAAGCTTGATAAACTTCGTTAATTTGTGCTTTAGATTTGCTAGCCTGAAGGTTTAATGTGTTTTGACAGTGAAGAGGCTTAACTGACTTAAGCTGCATCTTACCTATGTGTGCAAGTATGCAGGATTTAACTCTATTGATATATTTCTTTTGAGTCAAGTCTGATTGTCTGGTTTTATAAACCTCAATCGCTTGCATCGTCCAATCCTCGACCGAGGTAGAACCAGCAAGGGTAATCTTGCCCTCTTCCAAATCTCTTACTTTATTAGTGTACTTTTGAATAAGCTCAAACTCGGAATCGGCACGCACTCTATATCGCTTGCCTTCGAATGTAAATGTCTTTTCGAATTTATATTTTTTTGGCATACGCACCTCCAGGCTAGTAAAGAAAACAAAATGAAAAAAATCCCGTATGTATACGAGATTTTTTTAGATATTCTATAATGCCCTATAGGCAAGATTTTGGAATTACTTCCGTTAAATTATTCTATCTTAAATCTCGAATAATGTCAAATCATTTTTTTATTTTATTATGATTTGTTTTGATAATTTATCGGTTAGCTTGTCCATGGTTGAATCTGACAGCTTTATACCATATAGATAATCTGTAGATTTCTTGGGAACATAAATTCGTTGCTTACTTACAGTAGTTATTTGATTCATTATCGCCATAGTTCCTGTTTTTAATTTATTAATTTCTTTTTTATAGACTTTTAACAAATTCATAGTAGTTTCTGCAGCATCAAGCTTTGATTCTAAATCTGCAATGATGGCAGATTTTCTCTCATCCATATCGGAATCATGAGGAATCAATTTTAATATTGCTTTAAATTCACCAATTTGACTAGTAGCAGAGTCATTCAATTTATTATACTGAGTAATAGCTTTGTTATATAATTCTTGCCCTAAGTCTAAATTTGATTTATGAATGGTTTTACCGTTAGTTGAGGAAAGCGGGATGACTGTTATTACATCGGCTGCACGAGAGTTCTTGTTATCAATAACTACTGCATAATGAAGACCGCCTAATTCTTTTCCTATACGAAATCCAAAATTCACACGTATGACATCACCACGAGAATATCGGATAAGTCTTGATGGATTAAAATCATCTTCCTTTTTTATGTAATCTGTAAATGATTTAATCCAATAAGAAACAAGATTGGCTTTTTTATTATATGATTTATCGGTTGAGTTTGCATATTGCATCAACAAATCATTGAGACAAGCCATAGCCTCATCGATATTGTTTTTAATATCAGTAATAGATTTATTCTTGCTCAATTTTATAGCGCCTCCTTTATATATCTAGTAATCTATAGTGCTTTAAGCACTCACGCATAAACATTTCAGTAACATCGAAATGCTCAGCTAGATCGTATACCTCTGTTAGCCCGTTCGTGATTGCTTGCATAACTAAGTCAAGCGGTAGAACCTTTTCATACGCCCACCGCCTCGCTTGTAACTCTTGTTTTATATTCGCAATGCTGTCTTGATCTAAGATATTTCCTGAAGAAGTTTTGTAATGACCTATTTCTTCAGCAATAATCGAAAGTTTTTCAGCAGTGGACATTTTTCTATTAATCCATACAACATTGTCGCAGTAGAGACCTTTATTAATCATAGTACGTTCTTCAATGCTCAACTCGTTCTCATACTCAGCAATCAATTCCTCATATCTATTCATAGCCCACCTCCACAGTCAATATATAGAAGTTTATTTTCTTTTTGATTTCACGTAAGCCTTGAAGCGTTCTATTTCGTCGAGCTCTTCTGCTGTCCAATTTTCTTCATCGTGATGTGCGGCAATAGTGCCGGGCACATAATCTGTAGCATCAATTCCAAGATATTCCGATAACTCATCAACATTAAGGTCAAGGGCATTCGCGAGGGCTTTCACAGTTTCATATCTTGGATCAGGAGTTACACCTGAAGTTATCTTGTTTATTGTGCTTTTAGGCACCCCACTTTTTTGCGATAGCATTTCGGCAGTAAGTCCTTTTATTTTCATTATATATTTTATTTTTTCTAAACCCATGACAGAGCTCCTTTCATAGTCAACCTCCGCAGTCAATGTATTTAGAAGTTTATTTTCTTTTTGACTTCACATATGCCTTGAATCGTTCTATTTCGTCGAGCTCTTCAGCTGTCCAATATTCATCGTCGTGATGAGCTGCGATAGTTCCTGGCACATAATCATTTTCAAGCAAATAGTCAATTGTAACATCATACATCTTAGATAGTTTCTTTAATGTGTCAGAGCCTACTTGTCGTGCATCCGTTTCATAATTGTTATAAGTCGTATACGGCATACCCAATCTGTCAGCTACCTGCTGTTTATTCAATCCTGCTTTAACTCTTAAATCTTTCATTATTTGTCCGATACTCATATCACATCTCCTTTACTACATATTAAATATGTATGCGCATAAAGTCAAGAAATATTTTTCTCATAGTGAATAACTTTTTTCTCGAAATGGGTTGACGAATTACTCATATTGAGTTATATTAAAAATATAGTTACTCAAAATGAGTAAGAAAGGAGAGCGTTTTGGAAAACATTATTTACAAAAACATAGAAGCTGAAAGAGTTAGACACGGTGACACAAAGGAAAACCTTGCTCAAAAGCTAGATGTAACAACAAAAACTTATCTTAATTGGATGAGGGGAAAAACTGAGATTCCTGCTTCCACTCTACTACAGATGAAGAGGATGTGGAATGTGAGTGCTGATTACTTGCTTGAAACAAACGATTAGCACAGCAAATAAGAAAGGAGAAAGAAGTATGAGTTTAGTATCTTCGGTAGTTCCACGTGGAACTGATGAAGCATGTGTAATAAAGGTCATAAGAACGAAAGCCTTATTGGGTGCAGGAACAGCAAAAGACCCAGTTAGATACGTATATCAATACTGGGACTTTGAAGGAAACCTATTAGCGGAACGAGATAGTTCTAAAAGAAAATAAATAACAGACTAAGATTATCTAATTTTCTTTTCTACTTGTTTAGAGGTACTGATTGATAGTACATCAGAGAGCAACTGCTGTTCATCATGGCGATTGATATACCACTGCTTTATTAAAAGCTCAATTACTTTTAGCAATTTTGTGGCATCGTCAGGTTCAATATCAATAATCAAATTAACATCGGCTTCAGGATGTGCTCCAATATTCCCCAGTTTACGAAGCACATTTAGAACATCCCATTGTGTTTTATCAACCTTTGATTCAAGAGCAGAGATTTCTTCGAAGAGTGTATTTTTTTTAATACCCCAAAAATCTCGAATCATAGATTGAAGGCATCTTCTAGATAGCGTTGCAGAAGCTTTAGGGCTAAGAAACACAATAGAACAAGCCTCTTCATAATCAACACGGATAGATGCTGGGACGTATTCTGGAAATTGCAAAGCGTTTGACTTAGGAAGAAGCGGGATGTTCAAACCTTTGGTGAATTCACCGTTCCCAGAAGCCTTTATGGTGAAGTTATTACATTTTGGACAATGAAAAAACTTAATAGAGATGGATTCATCTTTTGTCCCCGATTGGGGCGGAACATAAATATGAAAACCGCTTTCGGCAGTCGAAAAATCAATATCATAAATTTTATAAGTTTCGTTCATTATAAGAGGGAATTCGGAATCACAGTAAGAACAATGAAATGATTTATTTAAAACTTTAATGTGGGCAGCCAATGAATTATACCTCCATAAAAATGTAACACAAATTATATCAGGAATTATATCACGAATTATATAAAAATAAAACAAGCCAACTAAATAAAAAAGGAGATGCTATGACACGAACAGAGATAGAAAAAGCCTTATATAAATTCAGTCCGGCAATAACCATGAATCTGACAGAAATTGCAAAAGCAAGAAAAAAAAGCAGAGATTGGGCAAGTGCTCTTATGTCAGATTATGTCCTTGCAGAAGCAGAAGGAAGAGCAAAGGAATATTACAAAGAAGATATAGCAGATGCTCTCTATAAAAGACAGGGAGGTGCGAGATGAAAATAAAATCAGGGATATCGGCAATATGCATTATAGCTATAGTGTTAGTACTTAATGGCATCGCTACAGCGATAGAGTTTCCAGGGATTAACGATAAAACGGAAATAAAAGAACCGGTTACGGTAGCAGAGCTAGAGAACAAAGATCACATCGAGCAGATGTCAAGAAAGTATGGATTGGATTCGAGAATTGTAAAAGCACTAATTGAAGAGGAGAGTGGATGGTGCGAATCAGCAGAGGGAGACAACGGAAACTCTGTCGGACTTATGCAAATTCAGGAGCGCTGGCACAAGGAAAGGATGAAGAGGCTCGGAGTAACGGATTTATATGATCCCGAACAAAATATCACGCTCGGCTGCGACATACTATCGGAATTAGTCAACAAATACGGAAACTACAGGGATGCATTGAGTGTTTACAATTCAGGAAACACCGTGGAAGGGCGAGAATATGCAGATAGGATACTTAGCAATGCAAGAAATTAATTTAACCCACATCGAACCGAAGACAATGAGAAAAATCAGACGATTGATGCGAAAAGAAAAGGGAAAGACTAAGATTTCAAAAAAAGCAATAAAAAATAATTTCAGTATAAACATTATCTATGATTTCAAAAGCTCAAAGTCAATGTATTCAAAATAAGGCTTAAATTGGTCATAGAGACTGTTGATATCAAAAATATGAGATGCAAAATCATAGGTTTCCTCATCAATAAATTCATATGTATGGGAATTATTAATGATTTGTTTAGCAAGACAGATAGATATAACCATAACTTCAAATTCTTCAAACGGAATTTTCTTGACATTGTTCTTAAGCATATGAATTGCGTTCTCAGCACAATCCAAATAATATTCTTCGACTTCATAGTCAACATTATCAAAATAAATGTTAAGCATGAGGTCGAGAGTAAAAAGAAGTGTGGAAACATTCGATTCAGTAAGTTTATATGAGCATTTAATTTTTTTCATAATTAATCTCCAATCATATTAATGATATTACAGATATTTTATAACAATGAAATCAAAAAGCAAATATATAAAAGGAAATAAAAAGGAAAAGTGTAATGATAGAAATCCATGGAAATGATCAGCCCATTGAGGTAGCGGCTAAGTTAATTACTGCGACAGTAAAAGTTAAAGCATCAGCATTAGACATATTAATGGCACGTGCAGCAGGAAAAGAAGCTAAAGAGGAAGTCGATGTACTAATCTTTGATAAGCAAGAGCTTAAAGCTATTGCAGAGCATTTACTTATATATGTAAGAGATGAAGATGAAGAATAACAGCTGCCCAGCTTGCGGCAGAGTAAATCCGCGAGAAATGAGACAGTGTCCAAAGTGTGGAGGTATAGCGGTATGCGTACAGTGCTGTGAGAACTGCGATACATACGATGTGGGAACGTTTAGATGCACCTGGCACACGGTTAAGAAAACTATCGTCATCGATGACGAGGTTAAACGCTTAAAGCATAAAATTACATACCTGGAACATGAAGCCAAACGGCAATACAAAAGAAATAAACCGCGAAATGGCAACTTATTGCTAAGCGAAGAAAAAAACTGCGCAGCGGAATTGAATAGGTTAGAGAGTTTAAGAGAACAGGGTTTTAAATACATATAGTTTTAACAAGAAAGGGAAAAAGGAATAGAGCAAGGACGAAAAATGAAGTTTATAGATTTTTTTAGCGGTGTGGGGGGGTTCACGCACGGGATGGAACTTGCAGGACACGAGTGTATAGGACACTGCGAGTTCGACAAGTACGCAGAAGCAAGCTATCGATCCATGCATACTATCACAGAATCGCAAAGAGAATACCTACTCACACTACCACTAAAACAAAGACAAAAGGAGATATTGAAATATGAATACCTCAATGGGGAATGGTACGCAGATGATGTTTGCAGAATTGTTGCAACCGACATGCCAAAAGCAGAGTGTTGGTGCTTTGGCTTCCCATGCCAAGACATCAGCATTGCGGGAAAACAGCGAGGGTTTAAAGGAAACCGCTCAAGCTTGTTTTTTAGAGTTACAAACATTCTTAAACAACTCAAAGAAGAAGATAGACCCAACTATTTATTCATTGAAAATGTACGCAATCTTATTTCAATTAATCGAGGATATGATTTTGCCCGACTTTTCGTTGAGTTGGCCGAGTGCGGGTACAATGCAGAATGGCAAATTCTCAATTCTAAACATCACGGAGTACCGCAAAACCGCGAGCGAATATTCATTATCGGACATTTTGGAAACAGAAGTAAATCAAATATATTTCCTATCGAAAGAGCAAGCGCAAAAAATAGTATTAAACAAATAGGACAATACACACAAAATAGCGACAGGGGCAACCCGTCACCATATAGAGTGTATAGCCGCGATGGAATAAGCCCATGCCTAACAACACATAGTGGGGGGGAAAATAGCCCACATGTAATACAGCCTTTTGGCATTGATAAATCTTGCAACAAGCCCCGCAAAATAGATATTGCAAATTGTATAATCGCTCGCGAGGATAGTGGAGTATCGAATCATAAAGCTAAAGGAACAGCAATTGCAATTCCTGTATTAACACCCGACAGGACAATCAAAAAACAGAATGGAAGAAGATTCAAAGAAAATGGAGAACCCTCATTCACATTAACCACACAGGACAGACACGGAGTAGCAATTGATTTAAAAGCATTGTCAAGCAAAACAAGAGGGCAACCTTTTAGATATGGACATACAGCATGCTTAGATCACAACTGTTATCAAGGTGTAATCGTAGAAGTAACTGAAGGCTGCAACGTATGGGCAATATGGAGCGAAAAATATAATTGTTACATGGCCGTTAGAAAACTAACACCGAAAGAATGCTTTAGGCTTCAAGGATGGGAAGATAAATATTTTGAACGTGCAGAGCAATTTAACTCAAACAGCCAACTATATAAGCAAGCGGGAAACGGGGTTACAGTCAATGTAATAAAGCACATAGCAGAGAGGATGTAAATATGAAAGAAAGAGAAACCTTAAACGAATTCAAGCCAGGCGATTTATTTATATATCGAAATGGCGACAGATACGAAATAGGAAAGGTAAAGGGAATCAAGGATGACACACATTGTTGGTATCACGAAGGCGAAACTGCAGCATCGACTTCCGTCGATGTAATGCACAAAATCATGAATGATTTTTGCATAAAGAAAACGAGCCTTGGTGGTGTGGCAGAAGAGGTTAAATAATGAAATGTGGAGTATGCGGAAAGCAAATAAACGAGTATGGCAAGTACGGTGTAGTTATAGCAGGTAAAGTACATTATATATGCGTTTGGTGCTATCAGAATGTGCAGAATACACACGAGATAGTGAGGCAGATAGAAAGAGAGACAGAAACATGATGCCAAAATTCAGAGCATGGGATAAAGTTAGCAGACGTATGATAGTAGACGAGCAAGAATTTATTCCACTAATAGTTACAAATAAAGGAGTGTTTAGACTATCACCACAATATAAAGAAAATCTGTATGAAAAAATTTGTCTTAATCGATTTGAAATAATGCAATCAACAGGAATGAAAGACAAAACCGGAACGGAAATATATGAGGGGGATATAGTTAAAGCTGTTGCATTTTTAAAATGGATTGGCATTGTTAAGTACGACAACGAAAAGGCAGCATTTATGTTAGATGGGGTTAATGACACACATACACGAGACAACTATGTATACATGAGCCAGTTTGACGACGATTTTGAGATTTTAGGAAACATATACGAAAACCCTGAGTTAATGGAGGTGTAGCAATGAGATTGATAGATGCAGATAGGTTGATGACTGTAATAAAACCACATAAAGATAGTGTGTTTTTTCAATATGAAATTTTAGATTTTATCAAAGAACAACCAACTATAAAGCAGTGGCATAAACTCACATTTAGACCCTTGACTGACGAAGAAAAAGAGGAGTATGCGAATCAAGAGTGGACATATATGATTGATGGACTGCCCGATTTAGGAGAAGATGTGATTGTTACAAATGGGACAAATGCATGGGTAGACAGCTTTGATATAGACGATTTCGTGTACCTATCGGGAACGGATAACGACATTGATGGAGTTATAGCATGGATGGAAATACCATCATACAAGGAGGAACAATAATGGCACTAAAAATAACAATGGTGATTTGTGCAACACTGGTTATACTTACGCTTATTAGCGAAAAGGGAAAAGGCGGTAAGTAATGAGGGATAAGAAAGAGGGAATCCGATGCGCTCTGTGTGGAAAGAAACTTAGTCATAACAACGCATTTTATACAGACATGGGTGAAGAGGAAATCACTGTATGCTTCGGATGTTATCTAAAAATCAAAAAGCAAAACAACATTCTAAAGGAGGCTAATCGTGAGAGTAGTAATTGATGACAAATGGAGCGTTTATCAAAGAGGTGAAAAGGTCTATGCAAGTAGACAGAAACCTAAGATGATAAACGTCATTGGAACATCCGGTCACAAGTTAGCTGAAGAGGAGCTTGTGTGCATGCTTGAGAGATTTTTGATAATGAAAAACATAAAATTGGAGAGGTAAGTCCAAAATGGAGCTCAAAAAATTAGTAGATGAGACATTAAAGATATTTGAAATACATTCTGTCGAAGAACTTGGCGACGCACTTTTGAAAGAAATTTCAAATCGTGACAAAATGGAGGAATTTGAAAAAGCTGTAAATAACAATCTATCTGTGGATTGGCTAAGGGCAATTTATCAATACTATGCAGCAGACAGAAAAGATAAGAAACAAGACTTTACTCCGGATTGTTTAGCTAAGTTGATGGGCGCGTTAGTTGGCCAGGCAGAATATGTATATGATTTATGCGCCGGAAGTGGCGCTTTAACTATCCAAAAATGGTGTCAAAATCAAAATCAAAAGTTTGTGCTTTATGAAATAGACGAAAACGTCATACCATATCTATTATATAACCTTTGTTTGCGAAACATAGATGCCGAGGTCTTGCATGCAGATGTATTACAAAATGAAATTTACAAGAAATGGAAAATAGTAAAAGGAGAAAAATATGGGAAGTGTATTAGTCTCGAATCCACCGTATAACATGAAATGGACGCCGCCATCATTGTCGAATTTCGACAAGCGCTTCATGGGAATAGGAGTTCCTCCGAAAAATAACGCAAATTACGCATTCATATTATCAGGATTTGCAATTTCGGATAAACAATGTTTCTTACTACCGTCAAGTGTACTTAACCCCAAAGGGGCAGAGGCTGATATTTTGAAAAATCTAATAGAAGCAAACGTTGTAGAAGCAGTGATCTCATTACCAGATAGCATGTTTGCGTCAACATCAATTGCAACTGTTATTTTGTTATTAAATAAGCATAAGAGCACACAAAAAATCATATTTGTGGATTTGCGAAAACAGTACGAAGAAATTGAAAGGGAACAAAACGGGCAATTTGGTGGCAATAGCCATACAAACCGTACATACAAAAAAATATTTAAGTCATTAAGTGATGACGTTATTGCGAGATGCGTAGATGTTGTTAGAAACAAATCCTCTGAGGATAGATTTTGCAAAACAATAGATTTAGATGTTGTTAGGGAAAATAACTATGTATTACAAATTAGCAAGTATATAGATTTTACTGACTGTGAAGTTAGACATAGAAATTTTAAGGAAATCGCAGAAGACTATAATCGTATAATTGCTCGGAAAAATGCAGTTAAAATAACGATAAATGAGACGCTTGCAAAAACATTAGGATTGTATGAGGCTTTTTCTCACAAGAATATCGATGTGTCAGAAAGCTTTGCAGCAGCAGATTGTAAAGTTGAAAAGGAAGATTTTATATCGTTCACAAAATCTGCGGTACTCAAGATTGAATGTAAAACTAATCTTGCGGGTTTTCCTGAAATAATAAGTATTTTTTTTACAATGTGGCGGCAGAACATGATGATGTACAACAACGAAGAAAATCGCATTTTAGCAGAATTTAGAGATGCGCTGTTAAATGAGCTAATGTCCGGGAACCTTTTGCTACAGGATACGCTGAGATACGAAAAATTTTAGATAAATAATAAAAAGCTACATTATATACGGTAATTTGATGAGCTCGGGTGAAGAGCATTCCGAGCTTGTAATGAATAGTAACAAGTGAAGCATTATGTTAAGAGAAAAGAAATACAAGTGTGGAGATTTTTTAGAAGTAGAAATCTTCAAGGCAAATAATCACTGCAAAAAATATAAGAGAAGAAAAAAGGTACAGGAGAGTACTCCGGCACAAAGAAATTTAAACAGTAAAAAATCTAAAAGACATTTTATAAGATTGGTGCACTTAAATTTCACAAACAAAGATTTGTATGTAGATCTAACTTACAGCCAGGAAAATCTACCAAGCAATCGTGAAGAGGTTATCAGAGACGTTAAAAATTATATCGCAAGACTAAAGAGAGCCAGGAAGAAAATAGGGATAAAAGAAAGTCTTAAATATATCTATGTGATTTCAAACTTGGACACTGACGGCAACAAAGTCAGGTATCATGTGCATATGATTATATCAAGCATGGATAGAGATGTGGCCGAACAAACATGGAAGAAAGGCTATGCGAATACAGACAGGTTGCAGTACAACGAATACGGAGTTGAGGGCAAAAGCTTATACATGGCAAGACAGGCAGCAGGCGAAAGAGCCTGGGGCTCGTCAATCAATCTCAAAAAAGTCACGGCCGAGATTAAGGATGACAGAAGAGAACTTACAAACAAAAAGCTTGAGGATATGGATAGATGTCCCGAAGATAGATTTTTATTCGAGAAGCTATATCCAGGATGGACATTTACACAATGCATCATTGAACGTGAAAACGAAAAGGGCGAAGGCAGTAGAAGATTTTTACTGAAATTTAGAAAACATGAAGGAGGGAGTCTGTAGCTTAGTAATCTAAGCTTACTTTAAGTGCGATGAAAGAATATCAAAGAAAAAGAAATAATAAATATCATTTGCCACACGAAGCATACAACGCTACGATATGGACAATAAGAGATTACGAAAGACTGAAAGAAAGTGCGCAGGCTATACTTGACGAGTCTCCACCGCCGCCTGACGGACAACCAAAAGGCGGAGCATCCAAAGGAGCAATAGAAATCAAGGCTCTGAAGAGGGATGTGTATTTAACAAAGATTAACGCAATCGAAAAAGGCCTTGAAAAGATTCCTAGAGAATATAGACAGGGAATATGGGATAACATTGTTTCGTACAAACGCTATCCTGATGATGCGGCAAAATCCACTTATGGAATCTATAAAGCGCGCTTTGTATTTTTCGTAGCGGAAAACCTAAAAATAATTTAAAAAGAAAAGTTCGGAACATAGGGGAAAATAAGCGTGGTAAAATGATAGTGTGAAAGAATACCGGACAACATCTTTCATGAGTTTTCTCTTTTCAAATGTTAAAGCTATACAAAGATACCTTGATTCACAGTCGAGGTATCTTTGCATATTAGGAGAAAAATGAAAAAGTATTCAAAAGCGGCAAAGCGCTTTTATGACAGTGCTGCATGGAAGTCATGCAGAGAGTCATATATAGCAAAACGAATAAGCATTGACGGAGGACTATGTGAGCACTGCAAAGAAAGATTAGGTTTTATTGTCGATCACATAGAAGAGATTGACGAGGTAAAGCTTAATGATCCAAACATAACACTTAATCATAAGAATTTGCAGTACTTATGCAACAAGTGTCATAACCGAAAGACTTTTGACAAAGAAAATAGAGGAGTGAGATTTGATGAAAAAGGAAATCCAATTTTCTTTGAGAAAAAATAACACTCCCCCCATAAAAAAATAAAAAGCAAATGGAAAGTCGAGCCGACGCCAAGCTTTATAAAACACACGCGACGCGCACACACTACCCCCACCCCAAAGAGAAAGGAGGAAAACTTTGATGGACTTTGAAAGAGAAAAAAGGATAAAAAAAGAGATAACAAGATTTAAGAAATTTATTAAAAACTTAAATCAAGAAGAGCAGCAGATGTGCATGCATATGATAGACGAATTAGGCTTTATGAAAGTGACCCTTGAAGACCTAAAAGAAGAAGTCAACAATGGCGGAGTCATTACAGAAATGCCACAAGGTGAGTACTCTATAATGCGCGAAAATCCAGCGCTTAAGTCATATAACACAATGATCCAAAGATTCAACGCTACGCTAAAGCAATTGGATGAATTTATAAATAAAAACAATCCTAAGGAAGCTGGAGAGGTTGACCTCTTAGGTCAATTTATTCAAAAGCGATGATAAGCTATCCGGATGATTACAATCCGCTTGTTGAATATTGGAATTGGATCAAAAAGCACCCTGATAAGGTTAGTCAAAAAGTTAAAATCCAGGTTAAAAAACTTGTAAAAGATATAACAAAAAAGGGCAGTAAAGTATATTTTAATAGCAAAAAAAGCAATCATGCAATATGTTTTATAGAGAATTTTTGCAGAAATATAAAAGGAAAATCGGCAGGAGAACTCGTTGTTTTAGATCTATGGGAAAAAGCTTTTATAGCATCAATCTTTGGAATTTGTTATAAGGACACAAACCTCAGAAGAACTAAAAGGGCGGTACTTATTATAGCGAAAAAGAATGGTAAGTCATTACTTGCTTCAGCGATTGGGTTGTATATGCTAATTGCTGATAATGAAGGTGGCCCGGAATGCTATTCTGTTGCAACGAAAAAAGACCAGGCAAAAATCGTTTGGGAAGTTGCAAAGAAGATGATTAAAAAAGATAGTTATCTTAAAAAATACACAAGAAACCTTGTGGGTGAGATTGTTACGGATTTCAATGACGGTAAATTCAAGCCGCTTGCATCTGATTCTGATACGCTCGATGGATTTGATGTACATTTTGTCGATATGGACGAAATACATCAGTGGAAGAACGGCAGGGCCTTATACGACATAATGTATAAGGGCATGGATAACAGGCTTGAACCTCTTGCACTTATTACATCTACAGCCGGCACAATCCGCGAAGATCTATACGATGAAATTTATGAAGAGGGAAGCAACATATTGCTGCAGGAATCATTTGTTGACGAACGCAGTATTTTTTTTATATACGAACTCGATAAAAAAGAAGAGTGGAAAGATTTTAAGAATCTAATTAAAGCAAATCCAGGACTCGGCACAATACGAAATAAAAAAGCGCTAAAAGACGAATGGGATAAAACCGTTGCAAATCCGAGGATGTACCTAAAAGCGTTTTTAACAAAGAATTGCAATATAAGAGAAACCGATTCTGCGAGCTGGTTGAGTTTAGATGACATCACAAATCCAGCAACATTCGATATTAAAGAGTTGAAGCCAAAGTATGTGATAGGCGGATATGATTTATCAAGTACAACAGACCTAACATGTTTGTCATACACATTCCAAATCAAAAATGATGAGACAATCTATGTATATCAACAGTATTTTATTGCTGAAGAGGTTGCAGAACGAAAAATATACGAAGATAAAGTACCGTATGACATTTGGCGAGACCAAGGCCTTGTTACATATTGCCCAGGAAACAAAATAGATCAGGATTTTGTTGCTGAATGGGACAGGCAATTTGCAAAAGAAATTGGATTCATTCCAATTTGGAATGGGTTTGACATATGGGGAGCTGATATAGTTATGAAACGAACTCGTGAGAAATATGGAGAGGCAGCGGTTGAAGAGGTTAGACAAATATTCAAAGTTCTTTCAAATCCAATGAAAGAGCTTGAAGCAGATCTAAGAGCAAGACGAATCAATTATAATAACAATCCGATTCTTAGATGGTGCCTTGGAAACACGACGGTGCAGCATGACAACAAGGGAAACATTCAGCCAAAGAAAGGCTATTCGAGTTTAAAGCGAATAGATGGAGCTGCAAGCTTGCTGGATTCATATGTTGTATTAAAGCGTCACTATGATGATTATAGAAATCTGATTTAGAAAGGAATACGATGGGATTTTTAAATAAATGGTTTGGGGAAAAAGGCGATAAAACGGAAAGTTTAATCCGTGATTATTTTAAAATGATCAATGGGTATACACCAAGCTTTTCCAGCTTCGAAGGCTCTGTATATGAGATGGATCTTACTCGGTCGGCCATACACACAATAGCCACGCATACATCAAAATTAAATATGGAAGTCAAAGGCAGCGCTAACACAAATCTCGGACGAAGACTGCAGACAAAAGCAAACGAAATCCAGGACACATCAAAATATTTATATCGCCTTGCCACAATTTTGCAAGTGACGAATAATGCGCTAATCATCCCAACTTATAACGAGATTACGCAAAACATAAATGGGTTTTATCCGTTGTTGGCTGATGACGGAAAGGTTGTAGAATACAAAAATGAGCTTTATCTCGTATATACATTCTTGGGAAAACGACACGCAAAGCCTATTTCGGAAATAGGAATCATGAATCAATTTCAGTTTAAAGATGAATTGTTTGGTGGCTCAAATCACTCCATGAAACCGACGTTGAATTTGTTGCATTATCAAAATCAAGGAATGATAGAGGCTATCAAAAGTGGAGCGTCCATTCGGTTTATGGCACAGCTAATGAACATAATAAACGATGATGACATGGAAGCTGAGCGAAATAAGTTTGCAAAGCAAAACCTTGCTAACAATCCTACAGGAGTCATGCTATTTGACTCAAAGTATAAAGAGGTCAAGCAGGTTACATCAAATCCGGTGATGATTGACGACAAGCAGATGCAGCAGATAAAGGAGAACGTGTACGCGCATTTTGGAGTTAATGATAAGATTCTGCAAAACTCGTTTAACTCTGAAGAATGGGCAGCTTTCTATGAAGGAAAAATAGAACCATTCGCAATACAGGCAAGCTTGGTTCATTCGAATTTGGCATTTACCGAAAGAGAGCTCGCAAATGATAATTTTATAATGCTAACCGCAAATAGATTGCAGTATCTGTCACCAGCTGAAAAGCTATCCACGGTTACACAACTATTTGACCGTGGATTTATAACGCATAATCAAGGTCGTGAAATATACAATATGTCGCCAATCGATGGTGGCGATAAATACTATATACGCAAAGAATATTCGGAAACAACAAAGCTAGATGCAGATGTAAAAGAGGAGGAGTAGAGAATGATTCCAAAAGAAAAACTTGAAAGTAGACAGTTTAGACAAACGATAGAAATCAGAGCAAAAGAAGCAGAGAGTGAAAATTATATCGTGACAGGCTATGCAATGAAATTTGAACCCTATGTATTATTTGAATCTGAAGAGGGAAAAGTTTTTGAAGAATTTCCGAAAGGATGCTTTGAGAATACCGATATGAGCGATGTTATCATGCTATATGATCATCAAGGCAGAGTATTTGCGAGGACATCAAACAATACATTAAAGGTGGAGCTTGACGATACTGGAATGCTAATAGAAGCAGATCTATCAAGCAACGCAGAATCAAAGCAACTTTATGATGATATAAAAAGCGGATTAATAACAAAGATGAGCTGGAGTTTTGCTGTGGGGAAATACAGATTCGAAGAGGACTCACAGACAATAGTGCATGAATCAGTAAGAAAGGTATACGATGTATCAGCAGTTGGAATACCAGCGAACGATGATACTTCTATAAATGCTCGAAATTTTGTTAACGGAGTGATTGACGAAGTTCAAGCGGAGAGACTTGAAGAGCGCAAAAGAAAATTAAAGTTAAGATTAGAAATCGAAAAAGCAATGGAGGATTAAGATGAAACTAAGTGAGATCATAAAGAGATTGGCTGAGATTGCAGAGGAGCTTACTAAGCTAAAAGCAAGACTTGAAGAGGAAGATGTTGATGTTGATGATGTTGAGGAGAAGTCTAACAAACTCATAGAAGAGCGCGATGGACTTTTAGCGCAGAAAAAGGAGCTTGAGGGAAAGGCTGAAAAAAGACAGTCGCTGCTTGACAAGATTGCAAGCGGTCAGGTCGGAACTGTCATTAGGGATAATGGCGACAGATCAGGAGCAAATAGCAACGATAAGCTTTACAGGAGCGCATGGCTAAAGAACTTGCAGGGCAAGGAAATGACTGCAGAGGAGAGGGCAACATACACGCACACAACGGAAAGCTCAGGAGCCCTGATTCCTACGGAGACAGCAAATAAGATATATAGTACATTAGGTCAGATGCATCCAATCGTGGCAGACGTTAAGAGGATAAGCTCCGGCGGTATCTTTAGAATGGTGCGCCATATTGCAATAGTTGCAGGCGATGCCAAGGTCGTTGCAGAAGGTACAGCAAATGACGATGAGCAGAATACATTTGTAGAGGTGCTTCTCGCAGGAAAGAAAATTTCAAAGCACATCGTTATTTCACACGAACTCATGAGCATGTCGATTGATGCATTCGAAACTTATATCACCGACGAGCTTGCAAAGCGCATCGAAAAGGCAATGGCCGATTCCATTATTGCGACAATCAAAGATGCGACAAATAACGACAACGGCAAAGGCAAAGGACTACACAAGGACAATCTTGTTAAATCTACAAAGGGGCTTGGAATTGATACAGTTCTCGAAGCACTCAGCAAGCTGAATGAGGTTGGCACTACATACGTGTATGCAAATAGAGCTGACATATACGGAGCAATCGCAATGCTTGCAAACAAGAATCAGACGGTTAACTTCGTAACAGATATGTCCGAAGCTGTAAAGGGCAACCTCCTGGGCAATGGAATCAAGCAGGAAGATTCTCTCGCAAAGGGCGAAATTCTTATTCTTGATCCAGCACAGTTCCTCTGGAACGATGTAGCACCACTTGAAATTCTGAGAGATAGAGAAGTAAAGACCGGAAACTGGACTGTAGCGGCACACGTTGTCGGAGACGGAGCACTCGAAAATCAAAAGGCTGGAGCCCTAATCACATTCACAGGAACTCCAAGCATATAGGAGGTAAACGATGAAGATTATAGTTACAAAAAAGTTTTTAGACATATCTCTTGATAGAGAGGTTGAAGTAGGCGAAATTCTCGAAATTTCGCCGGAACGCTATGAGGAAATGCAGATAAATGCTGCGGTGTTGGACGATGTTTATTTCAAAGCAATCGACACAACTCATACAACGAATGAAGTGCTAACTGCAGCAGATGCTGCTGATGAATCAGAAGACGAAACCACTGACACAGTTGCAGAGAAAGGCGCTGATGCAGTTGCTGAAGAGCCAGAGAAGAAAGCAAAGGGAAGAGGCAAGAAGTCGTCAAAGTAAGGAGCTGTGATGTTAGATAAAGCAAAAACGGATTTAAGGATTCATCATGATAAATTAAATTCGGATATAGAAGCAAACATTGAGGCTTGCAAACTTGACATGGATCGAGTCGGCATAGATACAACAAAGATGGATGCACTGATGGAAAAGGCGATTAAGCTTTATTTGAGATGGCAATACAATTTTGAAAATCAAGCCGATCGTTATTGCAGCGCATATAATCACTTGCGAAATGCTTTGAGTTTAAGCAAAAAATATAAAAAGGGGCAATAAAATGTTTAGCGAAATCATCAAACTGTTAAAGACAAAAGAAACTATAAACGAATACGGTGACGTTGAAATCGTGCGTGATAGCAAAGAAGTACTTGGCAGAGTTGATAGAATATATTTTAGCGAATCACTCGAAGCGATGGCGCAAGGGTTTAAAAGGCAAATCCGAATTAGACTTGCTGATTACTACGACTACGAAGATGAGGAATACCTCGAATATAATGGCAAAGTTTGGCAAATTGCAAATGTACAAATCATTGGTAAAGAGGTAGAGCTTAACTGCGTGGGAGGAATAGATCATGCAAAAGCCTAATGCCGGGATGAGAATTACAAAGAAGGACGGGTTAACATTTGAATCAAATGTTGACACCGTCCTTTATACATTGGAAGAACTCATTCATGCGGCAAATCGTGACGTTGGCAAATACGTGTCAAAACAAACAGCAAATGCGATTTTCGAAAGCTATAAACCCAATTTTGTAAGAGGCAGACGAATAGCAGCGAGAAAAAATAAGTTTAAAAAGACATATGCCAACAAATCGGTGCAGTATTGGGCTCGTAAAAAAGAACTTGACGTGCAAGTAGGATATAAACATCCGTCATGGATGATGCAACAGGAACTTGGAGAATACAATTATCCGCGATTGGGATTGCTTAGGACCACAGTGGCAAAAAGCATACCGGAAATCAACCGCATACAATCACAGTATGTCAAAAAAATGAATGACAAAAAGCCGGATATTCCGAACGGCAAGGATGAAGGAGATGGCGAATGATAAGAGAGCTGAAGAGGCTTATAAAAAAGCAAATTGATCCAATATCACCATTAGCACTCGATGTAATGCCACAGGCTAACGTCTTTCCGCATGTTGTCATGCATATAACCATGGACATGGTCAAAGAGGGCTTACACAACATAGTTGTAGACTTTGATGTATGGGATAAAGGAAGTTCGACAAAAAACATTGATGAAATCGCAGAAAAAATAGAATCAAAGCTTGATAGATTGCACTTGACCGAGAAGGGAATTAGCGCAGCAATTTATCACGTATCGACAAACAATGTAATTGATACAGATTCAAGCATTAGACGTAAAACTTGTACGTTTGAGATACAAGTTAGAAAGGGATAGAAATGGACGCAAATAAGATTATAAACGGCTTAAATGCTAATACTATACAGCACCTCGTTTTTGATGCAGGTGCATTTTTTAAAAACTTTGACGTAAAGACCGACACGTTTGAAACGGCTGTTACAGGAGGAAAGCTCATTGGAGCAACAAAGGGTGGCGGAAGCTTTAAAGCCGTTCCAGGTTTTAGAACAATTGAACTTGATGGAATGAGAGGGGCAACAAAAGGTACAAAGATTCTCGAGTCGTGGAGCGTTACCATGGGTGCAAAGATTGCTGAGATAACACCGGAAGTTCTCACGGCAGCACTTGGAGCAGCTGCTGATGTAGAAACAATTGGAACAGGGCAGAAACCAACAAACTACAAAAAAATTACAGGGAAAAACTCAATCGCTCTTAAAGATTACATCGACAATATCACGTGGGTTGGAACAATCAGCGGCTCAAGTGATCCGGTTATCATTCAGGTGTTTAACGCGCTGAATGAAAAGGGAGTCGAACTATCATTTGAGGACAAGGGAGAGCTCACAATTGAAACGGAATTTGTTGGACACTATGACATGAAGACAAAGGATGTTCCATTTGTGATTTACTATCCAAAACTAACGGAGGCAATCTAATGAGGAAGTTGAAATTTCAAGATGTTGGAAAAGCATCGAAAATCATAAGAAAACTCAATCTAAGAGTAGATAAAGAAATGGCAGCGAACACTGATGCTGAAACAATGGGTGCATCGCTCATGCTGAAGCTCGCAGAAAACTTTAGCGTCGTAACTGAAGAGGTTGCTGAATTTATGTCAGGGCTGCTCGAAGATGAAGGAATTACAAAAGAAAACTACATGAATAGAGATTTATCTGATGTAATCGAAGATTTTCAGCGCTTGAAAGAGGATGAAGGGTTTGCTGCTTTTTTTTCTACAGTCGAGAAGTTGACTACGCAAAACAATTAGATGTGATTATGCATGAGTACTCCAATCTGGAGTACTTTTTTGCGTTAGACTTCCTCGATGCAGCAGAAATTATAAAAGCAATGAACGAAAGACGTATGGACGATTATCTATTTGAACGCTGGATACCTTATCAAGATCAGATGAGTTTTGACGATTTTAAATCACAGACTGTAAAAAACAAGGAATCAAGAATCGACAATAGAAGTGCAAAAGAAATATTGCGGTCGGTTAAGAAAATCATTGATTCTACGCACGGAGGATTTTAATGGAATTATTTAAGCTTTTCGGCAGTATCATGGTCGACAATAAAAAAGCAAATGAAAGCATTTCAGAAACAGATAGCAGGGCATCAAAACTTGTACATGGTTTTAAAAAAGGCATAAAAACTGCTGCAGTAATGGGTACTGCCTTGACTGGTATGGCGGTAGCTGGAGGAACGGCGCTATTTGGAATGGCAAATAAAGCGGCAGCATCAGGGGATCGTGTTGATAAGCTAAGTCAAAAAATAGGCATGAGCCGAAAAGGATTCCAGGAATGGGACTATATACTAAGCCAAAATGGAATGAGCATAGAGTCGCTTCAAGGTGGCATGAAAAAGCTTAACAACACTATAGATGACGCGATTGGTGGAAGTAAAACAGCAGTTAATGCGTTCGGCAGAATCGGAATATCGGTCGATGATCTAAAGGGCAAGTCTCCGGAGCAAGTTTTCGAAATGACAGTAAAAGCATTGCAAGGAATGCCGGATGGCGCAGAGAAGGCAGCACTTGCAAATGAGCTCCTTGGTCGCTCAGGAAGTGAGCTAATGCCACTTTTAAATGGCAGCTCAAAATCAGTTGACGAGCTAAAAGCAAAGGCAAAAGAACTTGGGATTGTACTGAGTGATGATTCTATAGACGCGTCTGTAAAATTCACAGATACGTTGGACAGCTTAAAGCGTTCGCTTGGCGCTGTAGTCACAAAGGTTGGCGTGGCGGTTATGCCAATCATGCAAAAGGCGGCTGACTGGGTGATCGCTAACATGCCAACAATACAAATGGTTATGGGAACGGTGTTTAAATACATCGGTCAATTTGTAAGTGCGGCAGTGGATGTTTTTCAAACGTACTTCTTACCGGTTCTTCAATTTATCTTTAACTGGATAAGAGATAATTGGCCGCAAATTTCAAACTTTATAGGCACAGTGTTTAATCTTATAAAGGACATCATTCATCAAGCAACAGAGGCAATCAAAGTGATTTGGGATTTATTTGGTGAGCACATAATGGCAGCAGTCGAACTTGTTTGGGGTATCATCAAAGAAGTCATTACAAATTTACTAAATATCATCCGCGGCATAATTTTAGCGGTAACAAGTCTGATAAAAGGTGATTGGTCGGGTGTCTGGGAAGGCATTAAAATGATATTCGCTGCTGTATGGGATAATATAAAGACGATAGTAAGTACAGCAATCGGACTTGTAAAGCAAATTATTTTAATAGCCCTACAAGCAATTGGAGCACTGTTCAGTTCCATTTGGAATGGCATTTTGAACTTAATCTCAAATATTTGGGATGGAATCATCAATAAGATAAAGAGTGTATTAAATTCGATTAAGAGTGTAATAACAGGGATATTTAGCGAAATCAAGGGAGTTGTGTCTAATGTCTGGAATGGCATCAAGGACACTATATCAAACGCTATTTCGGGCGCATTTAATGTTGTATCAAATATCATCGGAAGAATAAAAGGACTGTTTAATTTTAAATTTCAGTGGCCACACATTCCGTTGCCACACTTTAGCATTTCAGGAAGCCCTAATCCGCTAAAATGGCTCACACAAGGAGTACCAAAATTACATGTGAGCTGGTATGCAAAAGGTGCTATATTTGATAAGCCTACAATTTTTGATACCATGAACGGCCTTAAAGGCGTGGGCGAAGCAGGACCTGAAGCAGTAGCGCCAATTTCGAAACTACAAGACTATGTATCACAGGCGGTGTCAAGCAATTTGGCAGAAACGGAACTTATAATGAGCAAGATTTTATCATTGCTTGAAAGGTATATACCAGGCATAGCTGCTGAATCCGGACATGCAATAGTGCTCGATGACGGAACGCTTGTAGGAAAAATCACTCCGGCGATTGCAAGAGATTTAGCAAATCTTGAAAAACTGGGAATGAGGGGAATATAAATGCGAGATTATATCTTATTTGAAAAACTAAATCCTGAAGGAACGGTTAAAGAATCGATATCAACAAAGGATATGCTGATGTTGACCAAATGGCATTTGACACCAGGTGAACCGGTCGAAAGATATGTGACTGTACCATTCCGAAATGGCGCATTAGATCTCACAGAAAGTCTCACAGGTAGTGTCACATACGGAATGGGAAATTGCGAACTCTCGTTTAAAGCAATTAAAAACTTTGAAGAGGATAGAGCAAAAATCAATCTGCTGATTGGTAAGTTAAACGGAAAACGCTGTAAGGTAACTCTTCCGGATGAGACGATTATAGTCATGAGACCAATTATAAGTTATCGCAGTGATGGTATAGCCTGGGACATTGAGATGAAAGGGAAATGCAATGTATAAAATAATCCTTGATGGAAGCATCATAATTGAAGATATACTAAGTGCATCAGCATCACTTGAAGTCAACAAGGTTGGCACCGTAAAATTCCAAATAGCTGTGACAAATCCAGCATACAAACTATTCAAGAAGCTAAAATCAGAGATTAGCGTTCTCGATTCGCACGATGAAATAATCTTTGATGGAAGAGTTTTGAATATAAGTGAGGATTTTTATAACAACAGGACGATTCTATGCGAGTCGTCCTTTTCTTATCTAAATGATTCGGTAGCACTTGTATATGAGCATAAAGGAACGTTAAACGAGTACATCAGAAAGCTTTTAGACTTTCACAACGCACAAGTTGAGGATAATAGAAAAATACATCCTGGAACAATAACAGTTGAAGATCCTAATAACTATGTTAATTATAGCGATATGAATGCGCCAAGCATTATGGAGCTTATAAATAACAAAGTAATAAAAAAATATGGCGGATACATGCTCATCAGAAAGCAAGCCGGAAAGAATTATCTTGATTACCTTGCAGAAATCCCTTACCGCATGCAGCAAGAAATAAAGCTTGGTGTCAATTTAATGGACCTGGCCAAGGAAAGCACAGGCGGAGAAATATACACAGTTGTTTATCCGACGGGTGCGCGAAAGCAGACAGCAGCTGAAGAGGGAGCAAATCCTCAAAGTGAAGAGGGTCCACCAATCACGATTGAATCTGTAAATGACGGTTCTCCGTTTGTGGAAAGCAAAGAAGCCATAGCAAAATTCGGCCGTATTGTTAAGCATATAAGCTATGACAATGTAACTGAGCCTATGAATCTGAAAAATAAGGCGATAAAAGACCTTGGACAAGGCGTACTCGACTTAGAATCAATTAGCATAAAGGCTGTAGATACAAGTGTTTTAGGAGATATAGACAGCTTTAAACTCTTGAAATGGGTTAAAGTTGAGAGCTCTATACATGGAGTTGCTCAACACTATCTAATCGAAAAGATATCTTTAGATTTTTTACATCCTGAAAACAACGCAATCACAATCGGGGGCATGCGAGAACGACTCTCAGAAGTGCTGGAATCAAAATATGAAGAAAAGATAAAGCCGATTGCAAATGCGTCAGAAGAAGCAAAAAGGCAAGTAGGCGAGCTTGAACAAAAGGCAAAATCACTTATTGAACAAACGAAATCATCAATAATAGGGATGGTGAGCAATACATATGTTTCAAAAAGCGAAAACGAGAAAGTCGTAGAAGCTCTATCAACAAGAGTTGAGCAAACAGCTACAGCTTTGCAAATAAACTTCAATTCGTTTAAGCAAGAACTAGACGGACTCGCTGAAGGTACTGCTGCAAAGTTTTCGGATATATCGGAGTACATAAGATTTGAGCATGGCGAAATCGAACTCGGTAAAAGAGGCAATCGTTTTAAACTTAAATTAGGACGCGAAAAAGTAGCGTTTTACGACTCAGGGGCAGAGGTTGCATACTTGAGCAACAATAGACTTTATGTGACAGATGGAGAGTTTATAAACTCTTTGATTTTGGGAAAGTTTGCTTTTTTGCCACGCAAAAATGGAAATATTTCTTTCGTAAAGGTGGTGGGCTAAATGAAATATTGGACAAGTATTACATTTTCGCAAGGGCAACAAGACGTTGCAAATAATCGAACATATCTTACGGTGTATTTATCAATGCATGGTGAATACTATGCAGAGCATACGAACGCGTTTGGCACACTAACGATTGATGGAGTCAATTATCCATTCTCTGGACATTACAGAGTAAATGGAAGCTCACAGGTAATACATAGCGTTGGGGTTTGGATTCCGCACAACTCTGATGGTACAAAAACTGTATATGCATCGGCAAGTTTTAACACTAGAGTCGTTGGTACACTTACAGCGTCAAATTCGGCAACGCTAACAACTATACCACGTGCATCGTCTCCGACAACATCAAAATCTACGGTGACATTTGGAGAATCGTTTGACATCTATACTCATAGAAAATCAACTGCATTTACACACGACATCTATGTGGGTGTTAATAATGACATTAACTCATTAATAAAAATAGCTGATAAAATCCCAACCGACACGACTTGGACACTACCAGTTGCTTGGAAAAATAAGTTTCCTGATTCAAGTGTAAAATTACTGGTACGAGTTCATACATTTAACGGCAGTACATCACTTGGATACATAGATGCTCCGCTTATAACTGTAAGACCGACTCCTGATATGCTTCCAGAATGCGAAATATCTGTAGCAGACGAAACCGAGAATTTTGCGAAATATGGCGGCTTTGTGCAAGGTCAGTCAAAAGTAAAAATCACACTCAACAACACATTTAAGTACAATGCGCATTTAAGGTCGCAGTCTATAACTGTAGATGGTACAACTTATAACACTGGCACACGAATTGTAGATGCTACTAATCAGCTATTAAAAATCACGAGCAAGGTTATTGACAGCCGGAGCGGTGAGACAGTAAAAAATAACACGCTGGAGATAATGCCGTGGCATCAACCAATCATTGATACAGTCAGAATAGAAAGATGCAAGGCTGATGGAACTGATGACGGCAATGGTGACTACATCAATGTGAGCTATGACGTAATCATTTCGAGACTTAACAATAAAAATCTCAAAAGCTTAGTTATAAAATTAAGCAAACAAGAAGCAACTGGTGAAACAAGTTACAGCATACCGATTTCAGATTACGAAACAAGCGGAAATACTATAATTGAATGCTCAAGCGATTATGCGTGGAACATAGAGATAAAACTTAAAGATGCGTTTGCTGAATCTGTTTACACACAGCTCATTGGAACCGGATTTACGCTGATAGATTTTCATAACTCAGGCAGAGGAATGGCAATTGGAAAGGTTTCGGAACAAGCAAATTTATTCGATGTAAACTTACAGACTAAATTTAGACAAGGAATCAAGATTGGTGACATTGACTACACAATATCACAATCAGAGTATGAAATATTGGCACAACTAATAGGAGAGTAAAAATGGAAATAACAAAGAGACAAGACGGATATGGCATTAGTGGGATGAACGCATATGGCAGGTTCGTTGAAACAGATCTCACAGGACTGGAAACAATTGAAGAGGCTGAGCAGCTTCTGCTCAATCAAAAATCGAAAGAAGAAATCGAAAAAGAAAGAATTGAGCATGACAAGGAATTTTTGCTTGATGAATTTGTGAAAGGGAAAAAGGATGATGAACTATTGCAGCATCCAAACCTTTTCCCGAAACTGAATCACGGCTTAAAGATCAAGAAAGGCAAGATATATAATTATATCAACGAGCTATTCAGGGCGAAAGAGGACTTTGTTTATGACGTGCAGCAAAGTCCACTGCTTGAGCCATCGAAATGGCAAAAACTTGGAGAACCGGCACTAAGCGAGTATGAAAAGCTTTATAAGGCGGCGAAACCGTGGTCGAGAGATGAGAGCTACGATAAAGGCACATGTGTAATTTGGTATAGCAAGCTTTATCGTGCAAAAGAACGAATCACAACAGAGCAAGAACCAGGACGAAGCGACAAATGGGAGCTGATCAAGAAATGAGATTGTTTAATTTGTTATATAAAATAATTCAAAAGCTCCGAAACCCACTGGAACCAAAAAGCGAAGTGTATTGGGATACAGGGACGTGGACATGTCCGGCAGATGGGTTTATTTTATTAAAATCTGTATGTGCATCAGAATCTAAATATGTATTGATTTATATTGTAGATCAAACGGGGACTGTAGTAGCATCACTGTATGGTGGAATAACAGGTGGAACATATACAACAATGTTCCCGGTCGCAAAGGGGCACCGCTATAAAACATCCTATGCAAAAGGTTATCTCAGCATAAATGCATTTTATGTTAAATTAGGTGTTTAAGTGGAAATACTTACAACTGACACTAGTCATTCAAAATACACTAAATTAATACGACAAAAAGGACGAAAATAACTTCGCCTTTTAATTTTTTTCAAGGAGTTAAGCATGGAAAGAGCAATTATAATCGCGGTTTTCGCAAGCACGGGATTATGGAGTTTTATAAGCATGATTGTGCAGAGATACATGGAGCGTAAGAGTGACTATGCGATGATGATGCGTGGATTGGGTCACGACAGAATCTGTAGCTTGGGAGAGTTTTATATCAAGCGTGGATATATCACTCGTGACGAATACGAGAACTTAGTGGATTATCTGTACATCCCATATAAGGGACTAAAAGGCAATGGGACGGCGGAGAAAATTATCAACGAGGTTAAGCAGCTCCCTCTCACAGATAGCAAAATCAAATAATTGTCAACCGGGTGGTGAGAGCCACCTTTTTAATTTGTTTCAGGAGGTACAAAAATGAAGAACAGAAATTGGAAAGATTGGGGAAAAAAAGCGGGCATTAGAGCGGTAAAGACAATGGCAGAGGCAGCACTTGGTGTTATAGGTACCGCAACCTTTACAGGCGAAGTTCGTTGGGGACAAGTAATAAGTGCAGCAGTATTGGCTGGAATCATAACACTACTTGTAAATGCCAAAGGTATGCCAGAACTTGATGAGGAAGTTAAGGACTTCAATGACATAAACATAAAGTAGGAGGAATCAAAATGAAAGGAATTGATGTATCAAGCCACAATGGTGGAATAGATTATAATCAAGTAAAAGCAAGCGGAATTGATTTTGTAATGATTCGCGCGGGGTATGGATATGGATATGAAGATGAAAGATTTGCACAGAATGTAGAAAGAGCAAAAGCAGCAGGGCTGCACATAGGCGCGTATTGGTTTATTTATGCTCTGAACGAAGAACAGGCGAAAGCAAATGCGGATGTATTTGTTGGACTGCTCGAAAGATATAAAGGTGCGTTTGATATGCCAGTTGCATGCGACTTCGAGTATGATTCAGAGCGCTATATGCGTGATAGTGGAGTGACTCCAACTAGAGCACTAAACACCGCTATCATTGATGCATTTTGCAAAAGAATGGAAGCGTATGGCTACTATGTATCAAACTACCTCAATCCCGACTACATACAGTCAAGGGTCAACTTCAGTGATGTAAGTAAGTATGATCTATGGCTGGCTCAGTGGGGAACAAGTGAATCAAGCTACGAATGTGGTATGTGGCAGTATAGTTCTGATGGCAGTGTTGCTGGGGTATCAGGACGCGTGGATGTCAATGTTGCTAACATCGACTATCCGTCTTTGATTAAGTCGAACGGTTTTAATCACACAAACCTATCAGATACTGCACCAGCTCCACAGATTACACCGACTACAAATCCAAGTGATACATTTGCGGTGGGCGACAAGGTTGTCGTGACAAATCCTATCGATGTCAACGGCACAGGACTTGCCGTAAGTGGCGAGTATGAGGTAATCGAGGTGTCAAATGCAAATCGCATCGTTATCGGCAGAGGTGGGGTTGTAACAGCAGCAATGCCGCCAAGCCATATCAAAAGGACAAGCGAAGGTTCAGCAGGTTTAACCGCTACAGAGGTAGCACATCAAATTTGGTATGGCTATGGTCAAGATTGGGGAACTGGTAGCGACCGAGTAAGAAGAGTGGTAGCTGCAGGTATAGACTACAACGAGGTACAGGCGGAGCTTGCAAAGTATTATAATTAAATATTTAAATTAACTCATCTGCCAAGTGTAGAATGAGATAACGGAATCGCTCACGCTCTTAGCGAGCGGTTCTTGTTTCAAGAGGGCGCTTGCCCTCTTTTTTTATTGAAAAAAATAAAAAAAGTTTATAAAAAAGTGTTGACAAAATACGCAATGCGTGTTATTATATATACATAAGGAAGGAGGAAACATTGATGAAACAAAAAAAGAAAAACCAGAAACTGAAAGAGTTTGCAATCAACACAGCTTCTGGTATCATCTCTGGAGTAGTAAGTGGATTAATCACTTGGTTACTCACCCGGTAAGGAAAGCCCCTCGGGGCTCCTTACCATAAATATAACATATAAAATCATCAATGTAAATAAAATGAAGATTTATCTAATAGTCGCAGTTGTAGTAGCAGTTACAGTAACGGGAATTTTAAATAGGAGAAAGTAGCTTGAATATAAGGGAAATAAGAGCGCTCGCCAATTTATCACAGGTCAACTTCGGAAAGAAGTACAATATTCCATTAAGGACAATTCAAGATTGGGAGGCAGGAAAGCGCAAACCACCTATATATGTGGTAGAACTGCTCGAATTCAAGGTGAGATATGATTTTATACAAAATTAACTAATACACACCGAAAGGCACACCGCATAGTACAAATACTGAATTTTAGCCATTCTTTCTCGCATTCGTAACGCGCAGGTCAGCGGTTCGATCCCGCTCGGGAGCTCCAGAAGAA